GGTAATACTCTTTCAGGCCGGAGGGGTTGGTGAGCAGAACGTCGTAGTACGCCTCGTCAGGGAAGATAGCTGTTTGGTCGTCGGTCAGGGCGATGGCGACGGTACCGGTGGAGCGGTTGGTGTAGGTAACCGCAAAGTCGGCGTATTTGCTGGTGCGGGCTTGGTTCCAAGCTTGGGCGGCGACGGACCAGCCCGTCAGGTTGATTGCTGCGTCGGTGCTGTCTCTGAACTGCAGCGTCACGCTGTAGTCCGCCCGGCGCTGCAGGCTGATGTTGTAAGTGCCGGGCGAGATAGCCATAAGTTCAGCTTAGCGTCCTTGACCTCTCCAAGCTTTCTTACCGCGGCGCCTTGGGCGGCTGCGGGCACCTTGGCCGATGCTGGTGGTTTTGGGTACTGACTCTTTGCGAATTGTGCCGGAAAGACCGGCTTTTGCGCGGACGGCCATCAGATCCCGAGAGCGGCCTTGATGGTAGCCGGATCCTCAGCGGCGTCGATCGCCTCCTGCACCAAGGCGTAGCGGTCGCGGATCTCTTGGCGTGCCGCTTCGGCTGCTGCTGCGTCGGCGCCGGGTATCTGCTTGGCGATCAGCTCATCATGGGGCGCGAACTCCTCGGCCCGTGCTGCGCGGCGCTTGTCGTGACCGATCTGGCGGCAGCGCTCGAGATTGTGATCTATGCAGCAGTCGCCCATGACCCATGCACCGCGGAAGGTGCGGTCGGTGGGCACTTCGCTGGCGTCCACAATCTCGTAGGGCACGCCTTCGGGAACATCCTTGAGAGCCAGTTCGACGGACTCGGTGGGGATGATCACCGCGACGCCGCCTTCAGGGGTGGGGTAGATGATTCGTTTCATGGTGTTAGCGGAATATGGAGACGGAGATAATTGAGGCATCTTCTCTTTGTAGTGCGCGTGCGGCATCTACAACGCCCTGAGCAATGCGGACGGCACTGGCCGTTGGAGCGCTCAGCTCCTCCGCTAATCTTGTGATATTGACAAGAGTTGTGTTGACCGAAGATCTGCTTGAGTTGATTACTGTTGAATAATTTGCATCCGCCAACGCTGTAGTGAAGTTCACTGTATAGTCCCCCACCCCGTTATCCGTAATACTGCTCACGTTGTAGCTCGCACGGATAGCAACGGTGCCAGTGCCGTTAAAGTTCACCCACGCCTTGGCGCGGCCTGATGCAATCTCAGCCGGCGTGCTGGTGTTGGCGCCGGCGCTGTCGGCAATGGTGCTGACCCTGGTGCTGCCATCCGTGCCGAGCACGATGTTGTTGCTGCCGGCGCTGGGGTTCTTGAGGTTGGTGGTGCTGAGTGTGCTCATGATCAGCCCTCGTAGAGAATGTTGATCGACCCCGCGTCAAAGGTGTCGGTGCCATTGACGGTGGTGATGCGCAGGCGGTCCAGGGTGCCGGAGAGGTCCGTGGCAGCGCCCCCAAAAAAGTGGGTACGCGCACTGGCGCCGCCGTTTACCCCAAAGGTTCCTGAATATACCCATCGGACCGGGCTTAATGCGTTTAGAAATACGGTGCCATACCTAACAAAAGCGGCAGATCCGCCTGGATCAACGAGAAAGCCCGTGGAAATGAGCGCAGAGCCAGCGTTGATTCCATCAACAGCAGACGCGAAGGACGAGTAGCCACTCGTAGCAAATGCGCCTGAACCAATTTGTATTTGCACTACGCTGGTGCCAGTGGTGCTGACGCCGTAGAAACTTACGCCGATTCGCTTCACCCAGCTTGGAATCCCGGTGAAGTCGATGTTGGTGCCGCTGGTGGTGTTCTGAGCGGTGGCAAGCACCATGCGGCCGCGATCAGCCCAGCTCAGTGCGCCGCTGCCGTTGGTGACCAGCGCCTGGTCAGCTGCGCCATTCCCCGCCGGCAGAACCAGCGTGTTCGATCCCGCCACCGCCGGAGCGTCGATCTCGGTGTAGCCGGAGGTGGAGCCGTTGAGTCTTAGGGTCATGGCTTCACTCGTAGAGGATGTTGATGGAGCCGGCGTCGAATGTGTCGGTGCCGTTGGTGGTGGTGATGCGGATCCGGTCCAGGGTGCCGCCCAGGGTGATTGATCCGCCGCCCATCACGCCGATGCTGGCGCTGAGCGACCCGGAATGACTGGCCACCCAAAGGTTGCCGCTGACGGACGTGATTGTCATGGTCCCGGTGAGGACATTGGTCGAAGACCCACCGTGAGCTATGAGTCCGTTCGTTGCGGATGCCACCCCCGCCTGGTTCCCCGTGCCCGCATAGGCCCCGGTGCTGGCATAACCGCTGGTCGTGTAACTGCCCGATCCAAGCTGGATGATCGTGTGCGCCGAGCCACTCAGCGAGACGCCGCTGTAGGCCACCGTGATGCGCCGCACCCAGCTGGGAATTGCTGCGCTCAGCTCGATCACGGTGCCGCTGGTCGTGGCCACTGCCGTGCCCTGCCCCGATGCGGTGCCGCCCGTAATGCTTCCTGAACCGTCGATCGTAATTGGCATGATCCTTCTTGGTTAGACGATCACCCAGCTGGCGCCAGACGGCACAGTGACCGTGACGCCTGCGTTGATCGTAACGGGACCGGCCGAAACCGCGTTCTTGCTGCTGCTCAGCGTGTAGTTGGTGGTGACGGTGTTGCTGTTCTCCAGAAACACCGTGTCAGCACCGCCGCCCGTGGCGCCGCCGCCCACCTGCGACCATGCGGTGCCGTTGTAGCCCTCGAACTGGCTCAGCGTGGTGTTGAACCGGATCATGCCCGAGGTGGGCGAACCCGGCCGCTGCGCCGTGGTGCCAACCGGCAGGTCCAGCACGCCGGTGCCGGTCAGCAGCACATCACCGCCGAAGGTAGCGGTGCCGGTGAAGGTGGGGCTGGCTGCTGGCGCCAGTCCCAGCCCGGCGCTGGCCAGCGTGCCGATCGTGATCCACGCATTGTTCGCCGCATTGCGCAGCTTGAGCAGGCCCGTGGTGGTGTCCGCCCACCACTGATAGGCGTAGGTCGTGCTGGGCTCTGAGGTCCCGCTGTTCTGGCTGACGATCGCCGCCAGCGCATTGTTCAGGTCCTGCCGGAAGGAAAGGCCGGACTGGTTGGCCAGGTTGTAGTCGTGCTGAGCCATGCCTTAGATCTGCCTCCCGAACCCGATGGCTGTGTAGGTGAACTGGCGGCTCACGGCACTGCCGGCGCTGTTCTTAAAGGTTACTGCAAACCCTGTCCGTGTAACAGAGGAGATTTCAAAGTAGTCGCCGGTGGCCATGTTGAAACCCGTCACGCCGACACTAGGCGCCTCGAAGAAGGCATTAGCGAAGGTGACCGTATACGCACCCGCGCCACTTGTCAGCGTCGCTGATTGCTCAATGCGCTGCTGCAGCTCAAGTTCTGCGCCGAGTTCCTTGATGAGGATGTTCTGGGTCGGGTCGGTGCTGGTAGCCACCGTCTTGAACTGGAAGCCACGGCCCCGCACGATCGCGTTGGCGAACTCGCGCCAGGCGCTCCAGGTCGGTGTGCCGCTGGGGTCGTCCTGCGTAGTGCGCACATAGGTGAGCGCGTTCACGCGATCACCACCGGTGCCGTCGATCAAGTCCCAGGTGTCGATGTCTTCGAAATGGTCATCCCAGAAGTCGCCGGGGATGTAGGGCAGGGTGACCAGCCGCCGACGCATGTTGCAGTCAAAGACGCCGGGGAAGGCATAGGTAGATCCGAACTCGTATTCGCCCGCCGGCAGCACGCCGCCCACGCTGTCGATCGAGGCCAGCGCGTCCCAGTTGCCGTCTGTGGCCATCGCGTCCACGGCGAGCCCGCTACTGAGCATGATGCCGCCAGCGCCACCCGCTTCGGCCAGGCTGGTGACATAGAACATGTCGGTGTAGTTGCCGTTGAAGGGCGGGGTCTCCAGCTCCTCGGCATAGGTCTGCACCAGCTGCCGCGGCTGCGGTGTGGGCAGGTCCACGATCACGGTGCTGGCCACCAGAGACCGGCGGCCGCCGTCATCCTCGAACTTGACCAGATAGGTGCCCTCAAGCAGCGGCACCTGCTTCTGGGTCTGGCTGCCGGCAGCCGCGGCCACGATCTCCTGGCTCTCCTCCCAGACGGCGCCGGTGAGTGCCACGTTGTGGCGGATCAGCACCTTGCCGCCGAGCACCACGTCAAGCTCGGGGGAGCGATCCCAGCTCAGGATGGCGCTGGCGTTGTCGATCGGGATCAGCGATAGACCGGTGACGCTCTCGGGTGGTGCGGTCTTGCCGAAGGCCTGCACCGTCAGCTTGGCCGGCTCCACTGACTGCCTCAGACCAGCGTTGAGGCTGTAGACCTGCACCTCATAGATGCCGGCGGTGGTGTCGAGGATCTCGTAGTCGGGTCGCGCCTGTGTGGTGCTGGTCCAGTTGCCGTTTTGCGGCCGCCAGCGCACCCGATACTCATTGACGCCAACCACAGGCTGCCAGCTAATGATCAGCTTGGCCAGCGCGCGGCCGTTCAGTTCATAGAGCGTCTCGACGGCCTGCAGGTTGGTGGGCGCCGCCGGAATGATGTTGAGGTCGGTGATGTCCCGCGGCTGCAGCGCCGCGCCGCGCTCGATGTAGTCGTACTTCGAGGCGTTGTAGGCCAGCGCGCTGATCGCGTACTTCGCGCCGTCCTGCTCCTGCACGCTGAGCACGCGCCAGGTCGAGGTCTGGATGTTCGAGGTCTGGTAGAGCCACACGCTGTTCGCGTTGGGCGCTGCGGCCAACGGCGTGGCCAGGCTGACCACGTTGCCGGCGATTGCCGTCACCGCGCTGCTCTGCACCGTGCCATTGGGCAGGATCACCGAGAGGGTCGCGGCTGCACCAGCTGCTAGCCCGCTGGCGTCGTCCACCGTTACCGTGGTGGTGGTGGCTGTAGTGATTCGGCCGCCGCGCCGTGAGCCGGTCTTTACCGGATCGCTGATCTCGATGATCTGGCCAGGCCGCACCACCACGCCGGCATCGATCGAGGCGGTGAAGCTGACCACCTCGCCTTCGTACTGCTCCGAGTAGAGCAACCACTCGCCGATCCTGCTGGCCTGGCCGCGGGAGGTGCAGGCGAAGGCGCTGATCTGCGTGGACACCACGCCGTGCTTCGCGATCGCGGCCTGGTCCTCCACCACCTCGTAGGCGATGTCCCGGCTGTCCAGGTCCAAGTAGCTGACCACCGCCACGGTCGGCCGAGTTTTGCGGCTGCTGCCCTGGTAGCTGAAGCCTTCCTCTGAGACGTTGGCCAGCGTGAACAGGTAGGCCGAGTCCGCCGGCCGGTCTTGGCTGATCGTCAGAGCGCCGGTGCTCCAGTACGGCATGGCCCGGAACACCGAGCACATGTCATTGATCAGCTTGTAAGCCTCCTCCGCCGTCTGAATGTTGATGTTGCAGGAAAAGCGCGGCTCAAAACCGCCAAAACCGTCAGGAACCAGCGCCGAGGCGTACTGGCTCGCGGCATAGAACGCCCACTTGTCGAGCTGCGCTGCCTTGACGTGATCGCCGAAGCCGTAGCGCGTGGAGGTGAGCAGGTCCCACAGGATCCACGCCGGGTCGGAGCACCACTGCGCCGCGCCGAGGGTGCCATTCCAGATGCCGCTGTAGATCAGCCGGCCATTGGCCTGATCCACCGTGGCGTTGCTGGGGATCCGCACCTTGATGCCGCGGATCAGGTAGGAGCGGCTCGGGATGCTCGAAAACTGCTCAGCATCTACCCGGAGACTGACCAGTGCGCTGTTGGGGTAGCGCAGCTTGGCGTAGGTGATCTCGGTGTAACTGGTCCAGTTGAAAGCGTTGGCCAGCTTGGCGCTGCCGCTGTCGGCCGTGACCCTGGTCACGCGGATGTCAGCTGGGGTGCTGGTCAAGTTGACCAAGTAGTCGCGCTGATAGGCATCAGCAGTGCGGCCGGAGATCGTGTCATCGATCACGGTGGTGTAGCCGCCGCCGTACTGCACGGCGATTTGCAGCTGCACGCTGGCGCCTTCGATGTCGCCCTGATCGGTGAACAGCTGCAGTTGCGGCACCGTGATGGTGATCCGCGCCGCGTCCACATTCGCGTCGGTGATCGTGCGCACGACTGGCGTGGCCTGCGACACCTGCACTCCGACCGGCTTCTCATCCTCGATGCCTGGCGATCCGGGGATGTAAGCCTGATCCTGCGTGCCGTTGCGGGTCTGAACGGTGACGTTTTGGAAGTTGTAGGAACCGTTGGGGTTTTGAAGCGGGGTGTTGTTGAGGAAGATCGACTGCAGGCCGTTCTTTAACCCTTGGATTTCGCCTTCGCTGAGCAGGTCAAGCACCTGCGCGTATTGCGTGCTGTTGAGGTTGTCGCCGGCCTCAGTAGGGGTGCGTTGCGAGCTGCCACCGCCGCCACCCTTGCCGCCACCGCCGCCACCGCCTGCGCCAGTGACCAGAGGTCCGCCTGCAATCCGCCCGCCGTGGATGCTCATCCCGCCACCTGCACGGTGTCAACGCCGGCCGAGATGACCACCGAGCCCACCAAGGTTTCTCCATAGCAAATTGGGACGGGCACGCCCTGCCGTGACGTCTGCTGAACGCCGGAGAAGCTGTAGGACTTGCGCGGATCCTGCTCAGCGTCTACGCCTTGGGGGATCTGAGGCACCGGCGTCAGCAGTTGCGCCACGCCGCCGAGCACTAGGGTGGCGCCGATGGTCTGTGCAAACGCTATCGCGCCTAAGTTTTTAGCAAGTGCGGCTCCAAACACTCCTGCGCCTACTGCAAACGATAGAGCAATCAACGCCACGCCCAGAATGATTCGACCTGTGGTACCAGCACCGGCGAGCACGGGAACAATCTTGATCTGCTGCTGACCGGCAGGATCATGCAGCTCATCCTCGGCCAAGTCGAGGCCGCCGACGCTCACCCGGTAGTGCTGGTCCGCCATGTGCTTCTCCAGCTGCGGGAAGTTGGCCAGCAGGAACCGCACCGCCTCAGCAGCGGTCGCCACCTCCGCGCGGAACACGCGCCGGCCGAGGAACTTTGCCAGCCGCCCATAGACCCGGATCTCGCGCAGCATGGCCCCGCTCAGCCTCCACCCATCGTAGTGAACTCGGGATGGCGTAACCGCCGGCCCGTGCACTTCTGCAGCCACCCGCCATAGAGGTCGCGGCTGCTCAGCCTGCCGCGGATGTGATGCAGCACCAGGCCGTCGCCAATGTAGACGCCGACATGATTCAAGCCCGGCCCGCTGATGCTCATCAGCAGCGCATCGCCCGCCTGCAGCTCATCCTCATCGTCCAGCTCGCGGAAGCCTGCGGCCTTCCAGCAGCCATCGAACATCGGCGCCGCCTCGAAATCCTGCGGGGTCAGCGGACGCTCCCAGTCGGGCAGCTGCAGGCCCTGCGCCTGCCACCAGTCGCGCGCCAGCGTCCAGCAGTCGGTCACGCCCCACGCCCATTCACGGCCGATCAGCGGCGCCTTGTAGCCCGATGGTTCGCAGCCGCCCCATGCCTCGGTCTTCGGGTTGACGATGTGCCAGGGCAGCCCGCTGTTCTCGCACGCCACCAGATCCGGCCCGCTGGGCTGTGGTGGGGTGACCGGGTGGCTGTGGATTACCGCGATGATCTCGCCGGCATCCTCGGCGGCCGCATAGTCATCCGGGTTGAGGATGAACTGATCAGTGCCACCGGAGAGGTTCTGGCACGGCCAGTAGCGCTCGCGGCCCTTGACCACCACCAGCAGGCCACAGGCCTCGCGGGGATCCTCGGCCTTGGCGTGATCGAGTGCTGCGGTGCGCCAGGTCATGCCGCCCTCCGCGAGCGCCGAGATGGCATCGTCAGGGCCAGCGATGGGTCCATGCCGGAGTTGATCCTATTCAGCACGGTAGATGGTTTGACACCTAGACGACGGCACCACTCAGACATGTGCAACACTTGCCCGGCGTGCTCAATCATCCGGTTGTTGCGTTTGTTGGCGCCTTGCTGAGCAGGTGTCGCCCATCGGCAGTTTTCTGGGCAGTAATCACCGTACGTGTTAATTCGATCTAAAGAATGACCGTCAGGCTTCTCCCCCATGTCTTCTGCAAAGTTGCGAACGTCTAGCCAACGTGCGCAGACCTTTATTCCCCTGCCTCCATATTGGGCGAAGTCTTTTGCTTCTGGATTAGTGCAGCGCCTAATCATGCCTTGCCAGACCTTCATGCCTGAGTAAGAACTGAGGCCGTGCTTCCAAAGGACCGGCGGTTTACACTCCCGGCCGAGACACCCGCAAGATTTGGTGCCGCCAGACTTAAGAACAGAGGAAATCAAAGGCTTTACGACGCCGCAATCGCACTGACATTCCCAAGCAAGCTGCCGCCCGTAGAGACGTTTTTCGCTTTTACCCCGCACAACAAGTCGCCCAAAACGCTGGCCTGTGAGGTCGATGGATTTGGCACCCATGAAGTAGAAAGTCTCTGTGCCGACCATCTTACGCGAAATAGGTACCCACACCGGGGTAGCTTCCGTACGGCAGCTCAGCGGTCGCGCCGAAGTGGGCCTTGCAGGCATCGAGCGTTTTCTCGCAGGTGGGCAGCCCACCGGTATAGCCGCACTCCGCCGACTTGTAGACCCACTGGCAGATGTTTGCGATGCACTGCCGCTTCGGTGCCCGCACACCGGCCAAGTCAAACGCTGCCGCTAGCTCGAACTCCACCACGTCGCGCGTCTCTGCCACCTTCCGGTCTACGTAGTAGATCTCACGCGGAAACTCTGCGGTCGGGTCTGGCGTGCCGTAGGGGTTGGTGCCGCCGGGGAAATTGCCGCCGTCGATGTAGCGGGCCAGCGTGCGGATCCGCGTCAGCTTCGCGCCCTCGAGCCCGTCCGGCAGGCTGAGCAGCAGCGCCGTGATGGTGCCGAGAATGTTGCTCACCCGCACCTTCGGCCGTGGCAGCTGGCCGTTGCCGCTGTACTCGAAACCCTCGGCCTCAATTGGGAACCGCAGATACTCCTCGGCGTTCCAGATCAAAACGCCGTTGCTGTTCAGGCTGGTGCCAGCGTGGAAGCGATAGGTGTCCGCCACACCGTGCTGCGTCACGTTCAGCTCCAGCTCGAATAGTTCGATGACCGCGCCGGGGGCAATTTCTTGTAGTGCGGAGACAGGTACGGTCACGGCTCAAATACCCTCTTAAAGCTTGTCTGGATGTCGTTGTTATTGTGATTATTAAATGTGGTTGTCCAGTCGGTGCAGGTATACTTACCTGGTACGCCACTTACAGGATCGGTCCACGCAAAGGCTGTCTGTCCGCGAGCTTGTCTAAGAAAAGTCCTGATTTGGTCCCGTTCGGTGTTTGTCCGGTTGCGTAATTGAAGGTTCCATGATTCAGTTTGGGCGTTTAAGCCAAACTTCAACCGTTTAGTGTAACCTTCGCCATGCATAAATGTGTCGGTATTTGCTTTGTACTTATGATCTGCAGTGAAGTCGGGGATCCAGGTAAACGTGGTTGCGGTACCAGCGGGAACTAAGGCGTTGGTTGCAGACGGTTCGTAACGAAGCTCGAAGGCAGCGACGACGGTCCTGTAATTGCAGGACTCAAGACGTACATCCCATTCAGTACAGATAAACTGGGCAGTCTCATTAAAGGGTGTTACCCACTCAAATGTCTCTAGACCGTCACGTGCTTTGAGGAATGTGACTATGCCTGCGATGTCCGATGTACTGCGATTACTGAACGTCAAGTTCCAGGTGTCGCGAAAAGGGTTTATTCCGAATGTTGTGCGCTGTTCATAAGTGCCAAGGCGTGTTTGATTTACGCGAGGCTGAGAGGTCTCGCTTGCTGGACGATCTGGTGCGTAGGTGAATGTCGCCATTAGGCCAGCAGACCTCCGGGTCGTTTCTGCTTGACTAGCTCGGCCTGGACGGCCGCTGCAATTACCCTGCCCAGCTGCTGACCTCGAGCATCGTCACCTTGAGCTTGCGTGCCCTGTGCGTCCACGTTCACGGTGACATTGGTGGTACTACCACCGCCACTAACGCCAAGTTTACCGTCGGGACCGCGCTTAAGGGGAATGATGGCTTCGGGGCCAGCTTCGCCCATAAGTCCTGTGCCGGGGACGCCGCCATTGGCGAATTTGAACAGCGTCGGCTTGTTGACGATGCCGCCCATGGCGAAGGGGACGATGCCGTTAGCAAAGGTGCCGCCTTTGGCGAACGAGAAGCCGCTGGTCGGGAAGCCAAGGCCGGGCATCTCAAACGTCTTGGCCAGTGAGGAGCCACCACCACCCAAGAACCCGATCGCCTGCATGACGGTTCGCAGCACCAGCTGCTGGATGATCATCCGGGCCGTGTCCTTGAGGATCGACGCGGCGAATTCACGGAAGTTCGCAGTGCCGGTGGTCACCAGACTGAAGATTGCGTCCTCGATACCCTTGATGCCGGTCTGGGCGAGTTGAGCCGTGGCCTCGCGCATGGTACCGATGGATTCGACGTAAGCCTTAGCACCATCTACAAAACCGGCACCAATGTTTGTGTCTTGTCTAAATCGCAGTAGTTCTTGCTGCTTTTCCAGTTCGCGGGTCTGATTAACCAGTACAACCTGCTGCTCGTTTAAGAATCTAAGTTGAGTGCTATAGAAAGCTGTGATTCCTTGAGCATTAAGGCCTTGGTTTATAGCAGCATCGCGTTCTGCTGCTAGGCGTTGTTTTTGTACAGCATAATTACTGTCTAGCTGAGCAAGCTGTGTAGCTAATTCAGGATTGATGCCTTTGCTTAGGTACTCAGCCTGAAAACCTAGTAAAGCGTTCTGCTCCTTTAGGTTATTTATTTGTTTTGTGCTTTCATCCGTAATAGCCACAAAACGCTGCTCAATTTTATCGATCTCTGTTGCATCTACTGCCTGCAGAGCTGTCTTACGCTGTTCGGTGGAAGCTGCTACTGTTGCAGCAAACCCCGGCGTAGTTACCCGCCGCGAATACGGTAGAGCAGATACAGGAGAGATCACAGGAGCTTTTGTGACGGGTGTAGTAGTTTTCTGCAGACGGTTCTGTAGTAGTTTGAGTTGTTCGTCAATATCTATGATGCCGCGAATAGGCCTCTGTAGCTGTTTAAATGCGGGTGACTCCGCTCCGCCTAGACCACTAATAAGGGCGTCTACGCTTACAGCATTCTCTCCTGCTCTACCCGGCTCAGCTACAACCACCCCCATTGCACCAGCAACCGCCTGGTTTAGTGCAGCACGTTGTAGGTACAGAGCGGCGATCTTGCTAGATGTCTCAAGCCGCTTACCTGCTGCGCCGGAGCCTTCGTCAATAATTTTGGCTACATTCTTGGCGTACTCACGTTGGATATTACCTACCTGCTTAGCGTAAGCTTCGTTGGCTTTATTTATATCGTCAGCAACTTTTTTCTGAAAATCTGCAATAGTACGTGTGCGGGTTAGTTCACGATCGCTGTACTCGTTCTCGATACGAATGCGCTCCTCTCGACTGTTGCGTAGTATTTCGCTAATACCACGTTCGGCGTCAACTAGATAAGGATCTGCACCAGCCTGAGCACGGCGGCGAAGATCTGCATCCGCTTGAATATCCGTTATTTCTCTGCGTGTTCGTGCAATGTCGCGTTCAATGTTTCGGCGTTCGTCCCCAAATTGACGCTCTAGTTGGTTAGCCTGCTCAATAGCGTTTTTGCGAATATCAGCAATCTGCTCTTCGCGTTGAAGTCTTGCATTAGCGAGGGCCTCTTCGCGCTGGTCAAACGCTTGCAGGTAGGCTTTAGCCCGGTCTTGCGCAGCTTTGGTATCTTCTTCTCCCCCACCACCTGCCCCTGGTTTACCTTTGCGGGTAAAGTCGTTGGCCAGTTTTAGTGCTTCGCGTAGTAAGGCTATACGCTTCTCAAGGGCGGCAGTTGCGGTAGCTGTCTGGCCTTGGGTGGGTGTGCCAGCGCCGAGTGTTTCATCGAAAATAGTCTGAAGTATATTACGTGTCTTAATTGAAGCCAGACGATCATTCGCTTCTTTTATCTTATTCTCGTAATCCTGTATAGACTGCTCAATCTCCCTGACGGTAATACCTCCACCAATGAGCCTTTCTGCTATTTCCTTGGCTGTGCCTCCTGGGGTTTTCATACCTCCCCCTAGAAACATCTCAGCATTAGTAGCAAACGCTGCCATTTGCTGACCAAGCCAAAGTAAATTCTCGGCGGCTTCTGCAGCGAAGTTCTGGAAACCTGCTCCGCTGTCTTTTAAGGATCTACCTATAGCTAAACGCAGGTTCTCAAGCGCTTTCTCCATGCGCTTACCTGCGTATTCTGTACTATCCGAAAGTGTTTCTATGTACTTACCTCCTTCTTCATAATTCTGCTTAGCAAATGTGATAAACTTATCAATAGTGACAGTACCGGCTTGGAATGCCTGGTCCAATTCTTGGACAGACATCTTATTTGCCTGCGCAAACTTAATGACTGCGCCTGGGAAGCGTTCACCTAGCTGCCCTCTAACCTCTTCAGCTGCGGCTTTGCCCTTACTGAGAATCTGAACGACGGCTCTCATAGCACCGTCTACATCGGCCAGACTTCCTCCTGTCTTTAAGACAGCAGAGGCGGTACCTTCTAGTATCTTGCGAGTCTCATCCGCGCTGTAATTAAGTTCTACTGTAGAGGCTCTAAGCTGCGTGTAGTACCTGTATGTATCTGCGAGTGGGAGCAGTAGTGACTGGCTGGCAGCCTCAACAGCTCGTGTTGAAGTCTCGAACTCCTTTAAGTCCTTAGATACACCAGCAAGACCAAGACGGAGTTTACTGATTTGTGCGGCCTGTTCAGTGAATTGACCTAGTTGCTGGCGGAAAATGCCCACTTGGGCGCCGATGGCTGCACCGGCAAAGGAGCCGCCGACCACGCCGAGGCCAGGAATAGCGGAGCCGATAGCCGCACCGCCAACGCCGCCTAAGAAGCCTTCCGGGCCACCGAAGATACCGCCGGAGATGGCCGCGCCGGCTGCTTGGACGGCCTGACCCGCGGTAAGTCGGCCACGACGTTTGCGGTCACGTGCCTCGCCCTGACGATCGAATGCAGCTAGCTCATCGCGGAAGGCCTTATCGCGAATCTGTCCTTCTAAGTCAAGACCCTGGAGCAGTTTCTCTGCGTAGAGGTTGTCGTACTTAGCTTGTATCTCGGCACGTTGAACTTTAGAGTTTTCGTAGATGCGGTTTACTTCGTCTAGGGCACTCTCGATGTCTCGTTGAGCGCGGCGACCTGCTTCGGGGAAGGGCAGGGGGCCAATGGGTTCGGGGTAGGCGTTCTCTTGGGCTGGAGATAGCGGTGCCCGGTAGGCGGGATTGCGTGCGCCTGATGGCAGTATTGGATTTATGCCGCCAGTTTGTGTTGAAGCACTTCGAGCAGCATCTTCGACATGACGATAGCTTTGGGCAAGATCGTTGAGTTGTCGCTCTAAATTGCGTGCAGCATTAGCGTTATTAGCGTAAGTTTGAGCACCAGCTGTGGTAGTTGTATCAAGCTCCGCCATCTCACGACGAAGCTGACTGACCGCTTCCTGTAGATTGCGAGCCGTTGGAGCTAGCTCACCGTTGCGTAGTTGGGCTGTAATAGCGGCGCCAAGCCCTTGTGTAGTAGCAGTCAGCTCACGCTGAAGTTCGGCCATACGCACAGCCACCTGCAAATAGGTTTCTGTGCTGCGTGCTGTGTACTGCAGATCTTCGCTTAGCTCGCGAAGTTGCTGGGATAAAGCAGCAGAGACATCAGGCAGTTGTTCTGTTAAAGCAGTACCGCCAACACCAAAGCGCCTTTGGTATTCGGCAGACCCCACGATCTCTGCTTGCGCAGATATTGCACGACGTTGCTCAATCCGTGGAGCGCCTGATAAAGACCGTAACCGTTGTTCGGCTGTTGCTAGATCGTCAGCAGAAGAAGCGGAATCTTGTAAAACCTGGCGGTAGGCTCGCCACTGATTAAGTATGGACTGCGGATTTACAGCTAGAGCTTGACCCAGAGCACTGCGGAATCGCCGACTGCCCTGCTCAGCAACTTCGATCTGCTGTTCTAGGTTCGCAATATCGCGCCTTAAGTTACTTAGGGTTGTGCCAGTTAATGAAGCTTGGTTACTAAGAGCTTTGAGACTGCGTATGTGTCCCTGTACAGAATCACGAGACTGATTATGCGTAGAGGCAGAGTTAAGAATACTCTGCCTTAGTACCTCAATTTCACTGTCTGTGCGGCGGGAGGCTTGGCGGAATTGCTCGATGTCTGTGGCGAGCTGGGCCCAGGTTGAGGAGCCCCGCTCCACCTGAGATTGCAGACCGCGCAGTGCGTCGATCTGCCCTTTGATTACTTGTTCGGTGTTACGGCTGTCGCGGCCGTAATCGATGATGCTCTGCCTGGCCCGCTCGATTGCAGCATTATTAGGGCCGATGGACTTTTCAAGTTCGCGAAAAGCACCCTTTAGCTTGTCAAGGCCCTCAACACCTTGAAGGCCAAGCTTGATTAGGATCTCGCTTACCTGCTTAGCCATCGGCCTCCTTGGCCAACTCGCTCAGTGCTGCGGTCTCCATGATCTGGAGATCCTCAAGCATTTCGCGTGGATTGGTCACATTGTAGAGGGCGAATAAGCCTCCAGGACCGAGCAGGATCTCGTATTTCAGACCCATGTAGCCGGCCATGGTGGTCGACCAC